ACGCCTGATGTTTTGATTGCTACTTGCAATTTACAGGCTGACCATTCAAAATACATATTTTGCCGATGGGATAATCTTGTAGAAGTTCCTAAACCAACAAGCCTAATAACATGGGTGAAAAACAATTGGTCAATGGGCGATTTAGAACATTCTCACGCAAGGCAAACTGAAGTTATTTTATTTTATCCCGGCAAAAATCATTCATGGGTAAATAAACGACCTACAGATGTTGTAGAACACGCAAGAACCAATAATGAATTGCACCCTACTCAAAAACCAATTTCTTTAATAACGGAAATAGTAAGTTGGACTAAAGGAAATATATTTGACCCGTTTAGTGGTTCAGGAGCAACTCTGATTGCCGCCGAACAATCCAATAGAACTTGTTATGGTATGGAATTAGACCCTAAATACTGCGATGTTATCGTCACTCGTTGGGAAAACCTTACGGGGCTTAAAGCCGAACTTTTGAACAGTAAGTAATCTATACTGATGAGTCAAAATAGCAAGATTCCCGACCCTGAGCTGATAGACAAGGAACTCAAAGTCCTAGAGCTTCGCAGAGCCGGATTAACCTTTCAGCGTATATCTGAAGAAGTCGGATTTGCCGATGCTTCAGGGGCTTACATTGCCTATAAGCGAGCAATGAAGCGCACCCTGCAACAACCCGCCGATGAACTTCGTGAAGCAGAGTTAGACCGCGTAGATAGACTTCAGCTTGCCTTATGGCCCAAAGCCATGAAAGGCGATAACACCTCAATCAACACCATCATTCGCCTCATGGAAAGGCGCGCTAGACTAATCGGCTTGGACACACCTATTAAGGTGCAAAACGAAGTCACAGTCATTGATGGAGGCGATTTAGATGAACGAGTTAGACAGTTTGCCTATCTCATTGCCGAAGCCCGAAATAATGCCATCGGATATACAGACAGCGAGCAGATTAGTTTGGGAGAGCATAGCAAGACCGACTCAACTGCCGCCGACATCGTTTCAGACCTGGCTGATTCTGTCGGGTCGGGGATGGGGCAAGACTCGAACGGGAGCGGAGTGGATAGTATTCCAAGCCCTGAGTCAGAAGAAGACCCGTTGGGCGGTAATAGCTCGGACATCGGCTGACATACGCGATACCTGCTTTGAAGGTGAATCAGGCTTAATCAGCGTTATCAAGCGTTACGGCGTGTATGACGATAAAGCCTACAACCGCACAAACTACTCTTACACACTTCCTAACGGCTCACGCATCAAAGGATTCTCGGCTGAAGAACCTGACAGACTTCGTGGCCCGCAACATCATGGCGCTTGGTGTGATGAGTTAGCCGCCTGGCAATATGAAGATAGTTGGAATCAGCTTCAATTTGGATTGCGCTTAGGTACAAACCCTCAAGTAGTAGTTACGACAACACCGCGCCCAACTAAACTTATTAAAGATTTGATTAGCCGCGATACAACGCATATCACACGCGGTTCAACATTTGAAAACTCTGAGAACCTTTCACAATCTGCTTTGCTTGAGATGCAGAACCGCTACGCTAATACGCGGTTGGGAAGGCAGGAGTTATTTGGCGAAGTCCTAGACGATAACCCTGGGGCGCTATGGAATCGCACACAGATAGAATCATCTCGCATCACACTTGATAACTTACCGGCGCTTGTTCGTATCGTTGTCGGCATAGACCCTGCCGTTACATCAGGTGAGGACTCAGACTTCACAGGTATCGTTACTGCTGGCTACGCCGCTAACGGACACTATTACATTCTTTCCGACAAGACCCTCAAGGCAAGCCCTGATACTTGGGCAAGAGTGGCACTCAATGAGTTTGAACTACACAAGGCAGACCGCATCATCGCAGAAACGAACAATGGCGGCGATTTGGTAGTTCATCTATTACAACAAGTAAATCCTAATGTGCCTGTTAAGAAGGTGACAGCCACACGCGGTAAAGCAGTACGCGCCGAACCAATCGCATCGCTCTATGAGCAAGGTCGCGTTCACCATGTTGGCTACTTCTCTGAGTTAGAAGAGCAAATGTGTGAATGGGAGCCAGGTGTTTCTAAAGACTCACCTGACCGCATGGATGCAATGGTGTGGGCAATGACTGAGTTAAGCGAAGGCAGCGCAACACTCACATCTCTATCAAGCTTGGGCAAACTTTGTCCTGCTTGTTCTTTTCCCAACCTCAAATCTGCTGGCGTTTGTATGAAATGCGGCTCAACACTTTAGGAGAAATACATGACGGCTCAATCCCTAAGCCAAACTCCTGACCCACTCAACCTAGTCTTACGCCAAAATCAAGCATGGAACATTGGATTTAGTTACACCAATCCTGATGGCTCAACCGTGAATGTCACAGGCTATACACCACTCCTACAGTTCCGCACATCCGCGCTCGCCAAGACAACAGTTCTTGCGTTGACAACAGGTAGCGGTATTACCTTTCAAGCCAACGCACAACCACAGGTTCAAGTTGCAACTATCGTCAATGTAGCTCCTGGTAAATACGAGTGGGATTGCGTACTACAAAGCTCTAGTGGCAATATCGTTTTAGGCGCAGGGTATGTTCAAGTGAACGCTGAGGTATCGCGTTGAGCGACATCATAAACATTCAAGCGACCACACCGGTCATAACAGTTGCTCAAGCAGGGCTTCGTGGTGTCCAAGGACTCACAGGTACACAAGGCTTCGTAGGTACGCAGGGAAGTGTTGGCGCACAAGGAACAGTTGGAAGCCAAGGCGCTAACGGTACACAAGGCACTCAAGGTCTATCTATTCAAGGACAGACTGGTACGCAGGGTTTAACAGGCTCTACTGGCTCTACAGGCGCACAGGGCGTTCAAGGTTTACTTGGTACTCAAGGACAAACAGGCTCTCAGGGCGTTACAGGTATTCAGGGAGCAACAGGCACACAAGGTTTGCTTGGCTTACAGGGAACTACAGGCGCACAGGGAACTATAGGAACGCAAGGCACACAAGGTCTTCAAGGCCGCCAAGGTGTTCAGGGTATAACCGGCATTGGAACTCAAGGCACAAGCGGAATCCAAGGAGCTACAGGAACCCAAGGTACGACAGGTAACACAGGTAACACAGGTTCTCAAGGCGCGCAAGGCACAACAGGTTTCCAAGGCACAAATGGAATTCAAGGTACTACGGGTTCAACAGGTAATACTGGTTTGCAAGGAATCCAAGGTGTTCAAGGCAATCAGGGAACTACAGGTATCCAAGGTAGCTTTGGTGTTCAAGGAACTACGGGTACAGGCTCTCAAGGCGTTCAGGGAAATACAGGAATACAAGGCTTAACAGGTATTCAAGGATTACAAGGTGTTCAAGGTTTAGTCGGCCCACTTGCTTCTAACAACGCACACGCCTCTGCTCGACTTGCTACAACAGCCAATCTTGCAACTACTTATACCGCAGGAACTCTTGGCGCAGATGGTGGTTATGGTGTAGGTGCAACTCTTACTGCTACTGCTAATGGTCGTGGTTCTATTGACGGCGTTAGCATTTCAACTAATGACCGTATTCTTGTTAAGAATCAAACTACTCAAACACAAAATGGTATTTATGTAGTTACACAACAAGGTTCAGGCTCAACTCCTTATATTCTTACTCGCGCAACTGATTACAACAACTCTGTTAATGGCGAAGTCGAGTACGGCGATTTCCTTTATGTAGTTGCTGGTACAACGCAATCAGGTACTAACTGGATTGAAAACTCATTAGGTAGCCAATCTAACGGTTGGATTATTATTGGTACAGACCCAATTACCTTTGCTCAAACTGGTGGTATCGGCCCACAAGGAACACAAGGCTCAACAGGAGCTACAGGCGCACAAGGAATCCAAGGCACTACAGGAATTCAAGGTGCAGTTGGAACTCAGGGCGCAATTGGAACAACAGGTTCTACAGGTGCGCAAGGAACTACAGGCGCGCAAGGAACCACAGGTTCTACGGGTATTCAAGGAACGCAGGGAACTCTTGGTTTACAAGGTTTCACAGGCGCTACAGGAACTCAGGGAACGACAGGTTCAACAGGAATCCAAGGTTTAACTGGTACGCAAGGTGTTCAAGGTGCGACAGGTCAAACAGGCACTCAGGGAACAACCGGCACAAACGGCTCTCAAGGAACTACTGGTTCAACAGGCGCGCAAGGTACTGCTGGTTCTAACGGAACTAACGGCGCTCAAGGAACTACGGGTACACAAGGTCTAACAGGTTCTCAAGGAATTATTGGTACTCAGGGAGCTACGGGTACTCAGGGATTTGTCGGAACGCAAGGTGCTACTGGCTCACAAGGCACAACAGGCTTCCAAGGAACTATTGGCACACAAGGTACAACTGGATTGCAGGGTACGACAGGTACAAGCGGTTCTAATGGAGCGCAAGGCACAACAGGATTACAAGGCATTCAGGGTACTCAAGGCGTTCAAGGCACAACC